ACACCCCTTTAATGATACCAAATATTTTAATACCAAGAATGGATGATGTATCAGGTGAAAGATATTTTGTAAAATTCACACCTGAAGTAATTGAAAAAATCCAACAAAAGTTTATGATTGAACAAAGGTTAAGAGATACAAATCTTGAACACACTGAAAAGAAATTCTCAGATGCTGTAATGGTTGAATCTTGGATTGTTAATGGTGAATCAGATAAAGCATACACACTTGGTTTCACCAAAGACCAAATCCCTGTTGGAACGTGGATGGGAGGATATAAAGTCCTTGAAACAGAAGAGGGGGATGAAATTTGGGATAAATATATCAAGACCAATAAAGTCAAAGGTGCTTCGGTGGAAGGTAATTTCATATTAAACTTTTCACGTACAAAAACTGATGAGTATTTATTGGATGAGATAATTAACATATTAAAACAAATTAATTAAAATGAACGCAACAGAAGCAATTAACAAAATCGCATCATTGTTGAATCTCAACACAAGAGTAGAAAAATTTATGGTAACCAAACTTATTGATGGAGTAACAGAAGTATCTAACAATAAAGAGGGTGAACTGATGATTGACGACACATTGTATGTCGTTCAAGAATCTACCTTGAAACCAGCTCCTGAAGGAGTGCATGTAACACGTGAGGGATTGACCCTTTATGTGAACAGTGAATCAAAGATTGTTAAAATTGAATCAGCAGATTCAGTTGGAGAATCTGAGGTTGAGGTTGAAATTGAGACAACAGATGATATGATGTCATCAGCAGTCCTTACGGACGGAACAAAGATTGAAACCGATGAAGATGGTGAATTTAAGGTTGGTCAACAACTTTACGTTATCACTGAATCAGGTGAGAAGGTAAAAGCACCCGAAGGTGAACATACCACCGAGTCAGGAATCACAATCGTGACTGACGGTGAAGGTATCATCACAGGTGTAAAATACCCTGACTCAACAGGTGAAGGGTCTTTGAAAAACGACATGAAGAAAATGAAAGAAGCTATGTCAGAAATGATTGGTCTTATTTCAGAACTTAACAAGTTCAAAACGGACTTTGAGTCCATTAAAAAAGATTTTGAAGAATTCAAAAAACAACCTGACAGAAAACCTGTAGTTAAAAATAACTTTGGTAAAGAAAATGTTATGGATTGGAAAATGGAATTATTAAAAAACTCAAAAAAAATAATCAAATAAAAAACAAATTAAAATTACATTAAAATTATGGAAAACAACATAAAGAAAAAAATGGGTTTCAATTACGATTTAGCTGCATTACCTGAATATAATTCATATGGTTCAGAAATGTTAATCAAGTCATTCTTGGGACTTACCTTACCACGTTATTCGTCTGTAAAGCCGAATTTGAAAGGTACAACTGAAAAAGTAGGTTTCGTTACTGATGACGTATTCTTGCAAGATTTGAGCTGTGGATTTACACCATCAGGCACAACAACTCAATCATTGGTTACAATTGACCTTTGCAATAAAAAGATGAACATGCAGCTTTGCCCGTATGACCTCTATGATACCTATTTGTCACAATACTTGTCTAACTCAAATTTCCAAGAGCAAATCCCATTTGCAGAAGCTATCTTACAAGATATCTCAAATAGGGTTTCCAACGAAATTGAGATTCAGCTTTGGAGAAATACTACAGCTACAGGTGCTACTCAATACAACAGTCAGTGTTTCAACGGAATGATTGCTTTGATTACTTCAGGCAACGGTGCATCACAGGTTTCATACACAGCAGCTACTCCAACGAATGGCTTATCAGTATTTACAACTTACTACCAAAACATTGACGAGAACTTGTTACACAGAAACGATTTGGTAATCTATTGTTCATATTCTGATTACAGAGCGTTAATCGCTTCAATGCGTAATTCTTCGTTCATCAACTTGTTTGTTGACCCAACATCTGTTGGAACTGACACTCAAGATTGGAGCATCATGTTACCAGGTAGCAATTGTCGTGTTATCCCAACTCAAGGTTTGACAGGTCAGAACAAAATATACGCAGGAGCAGCTTCTTATGTAATGGTTGGCATGAATCAGGAACTATTCAGCACAAAAAATCTGTATGACCCCTTCGAAGACATTATCAAACTTAACTTACACGCTACTTACGGTGTGGGTGTATTTGATGTTGAATCTTGGTTAGTAGGAGCTTAATCCAATAAACATTTATATTAATATTAATAAGAAAAATGAGCTGTTATATTGAATCAGGATTCTCCTTAGATTGCAGAAATGCGTCAACAGGAGGTATCAAAGAAATGTATATTCTTGGAAGTACCGGGAATACAATTTCAGGTTGGACATCAAACGTCAACGACCAAATTACGTCAATTAGTGGTTCAGGTGTATTTTACAAATTTGAGCTTGTTAAACAGAGTTCTTCATTCAGTGAAGCAATTTCTGTGAACACAACAAGTCAGTCTGTTACATTTGAACCGACATTAACCATAAATCTTCCGAAGATGAATTCTACGTTGAGAAACCTTTTCCAAAACTTGGTATCTCAAAATAACGTATTTGCTATCGTGAAAGATAACAACAATCGCTGGTGGAGTTTTGCGTTCACCAATGGCGGATTGGTAACAAGTGGAACTCTCCAAACAGGACAGTTGTATAACGATTTGAACGGAGTTTCAGCGTTAACAATTTTGGGAGGTGAACCAAACGCAACACAAGAAATCGTTGTACCAAACGATAACTTAGCAGGTATCTTATCAGGTATTACTGTATCACAATAAAAAAAACACATAAGGGAGTTTCCACGTGGAACTCCCTTTTTAGCCTTTAGATAAAAAAACAATGGAGTGGAACGGACGTAAAATTAGACCTGTAGGGAACTTAGTTAAACCAAAAGAATTTGATTTTAATGATGCATTAAAACCTTTGGGTGAAAAAAGAAATAATGGATTTGTGTGGGTACCAACCAAACAAATTATCATGGATGTTGACCAAGAAGATTCAACACCTGTATCACCGACTCCGACTCCAACGATTACATCAACCCCAACGGTCACTCCAACCACTACTGTAACTCCAACGGTGACCACTACTCCAACTAACACTCCAACTACGAGTGTTACCCCATCCATTACCCCAACGACTACTGTAACCCCAACGGTAACCACAACACCAACTAACACTCCAACTACGAGTGTTACCCCAACGGTGACCACAACTCCAACGGTAACCACAACTCCAACGGTTACACCTACAAATACAACTACCCCAACTAACACTGTAACCCCAACTAACACTATTACCGCAACCCGAACTCCAACTCCAACCCGAACTCCAACTCCAACTATAACCCCAACAACTCCCGCTTGTTATACTTATGAAGTTATCAATGATAGTTTTGTGGGTAGTTTAAATTATGGATATACTGATTGTAATGGTAATTCACAAACAAATATTTTTTTAGGACCTCAAGAAAAGGATTTTATTTGTTCAAGAATAGACCCTTACTACATGTCGGGTGTAAATTCACTTAGTTTTTTTAATCGTGGAACTTGTGTATCTCCAACCTCTTGTCAAATATATGAAATGACTCAAACAGGTGGTCTATCATCAACAGTATCCTACAATGATTGTGCAGGGACTCCTGTTACTTATGTTTTAGGTAATGGTGAGGTTTATTCTGCTTGTTGTAGTTCATATCCTCTAATACTTTCAGGTGGAACTGATATTGTGAATATTGGTAGTTGTATTGTTCCAACACCCACTCCTACTCCAACAAATACAACAACTCCTACAATCACACCATCTCAAGCACCATCAGGAACTACTGAAGCAAATGCTTATTTATCAGCAGTTGTTTCTGCGGGTGGAACAGGTATCACATCAACAGTATCAGCAGCGACAAGAACATTATTTACATCACTTGTATCTAACGGATTGTATAGTAAAATTGTTGCGATGTATCCATTGTTGGGTGAAAATGCAGCAGGTTGTAAGTTTAACGCTGTAAATCCTCTTGATACTGATGCCGCTTATAGAATAACATACGCAGGTGGTATGAGTTTTAATAGTAGTGGACAAACAAGTAATGGAGTAAATGGAATTGGAACAACATATATTAACCAAACCGTTGAACCAAATTTAAGGTTAATGGGGACATATTCATTAAATGAAAATACAACTGCTAATGTTGATATTATTGACTCGGCAGGAACATCATATGTAGCTTCATCAGCAAGTGGTGGTTCTCCAAGAAGGTCATTATTCCAATTTGGTGGTGGTGGAGCATCAATTTTAAACCCAAGTGACGGAATAGGATTTTATATTGGATTATTTACTGGTACAACTCTTGGTCCACAATTATACAAAAATGGAACACTTGTCGCTACAAGACCAGGTTTTGGTTCAACATCTTATGGAACTAATAACAAATTATTTCCTGATAGAACAAACAATACAACCGCATTTGGAATTTTTACAAAACAATTAACAACAAGTGAGGTTTCAACATTATCAACAATAGTAGATACCTACTTAACATCAATCGGTAGAAACGCATATGTTAATTTAGCGAATAATTATTTATCAGCAGTTGTTTCTGCAGGAGGAACAGGTATCACATCTACCGTATCAGCAGCTACAAGAACATTATTCACATCATTAGCGTCAAACGGATTGTATAATAAAATTACAGCAATGTATCCAATGTTAGGTGGTGTATCAGCAAGTGCTAAATTCAACGCTCTAAATCCTGTTGATACAAACGCAGCATACCGACTAACCTTTAATGGTGGTTGGACTTTTAATGTTAGTGGAGCAACTCCAAATGGTTCTAATGGATATGCTAAAACATATTTAACAGGAAATACCTTAGATAGATATTCACAGCATCAATCTTTTTATTCATCAACCCAACAAACAGGAAACATACAAGATATGGGTTGTAGAAGTGGGTCTGGTGGTTCTGGAACTTATAGTGAATTAGTTATTTGTTTAACTGCTTTTGGTGGTAATTTCAGGTCATATAATATCAACTCTATTGGACTTGGTAATGATACAACAACAAATACAGGAGCAACAGGATATTTTGTTGCATCAAGGGAAACTGATACAAAGTCATATATGTATAAAAATGGTTCATTAGACCAAAGTGGAACAACCACAACAAATGGAACAATACCATTTGACTTTTTTATTGGAGCAACAAATGATAATGGTAATCCATTAGCATATTCAAGTAGAAGATGTAGTTTTGCGTCTATTGGAGGTGGATTAACTCCAAGTGAAATAACAACTTTATCAACAATAATAAACACTTGGGCAACAGCCATAAGTAGAAACACATATTAAAAAAATTATGAAAGTAGTATTACTAACAGAAAATGAAAAAAATAGTTTGGTTGGGGAATTAGTCCAACCTGATTGGTATTTTAATCCTGTATTAGATTGTGATGAAAATTGGGTTATATCAACCGAAGAGGTAGATAATTCTATTTATCCACAACACGATTGGATTAAATCAATGCCTTTAATTGATTGGTGTGAACCATCAC